GGGTGGTCTCGATGATCAGGGAGCCGTCGGCCTGCAGGAACCGGCCGGACTCGAACGGACCGAGCCAGGCGGTGCCGCTGGTGCCGACGGCGACCGTGAGGTCGCCCTGGCCCGCCGCCCAGGCCGGCGGGTTGGCGCCGGCCTTGATGACGACGTTGCCCGCAGTGGTGAACACGGCGCGCAGCACGGTCAGTTCCGGGAAAGACTTGGCGATCTGGCCGCCGTTGCCCGCGCCGGAGGCGATCGAGGTGCCGGCGGGGTCGGCGAGCGTGTTGTTCGGGACGAGGTTGCTGTACGGGACTGCGGTACGTGCCATGGGGCGGGATCTCCGATCAGGCCGGGAGGGTGTACGCGATGGCCAGGCCGTCGGGGCGGACGAGCTTGGCCCCGTAGACGCCCAGACCCTTGATGGCGTCGCCGAACCCCTTCTCCGGGCGGAATGCCTCGGTCTCGGAAATCTGCTCGGCGAAGGTCACCGCGGCGGACGTGCCCGCGGTGACGACCTGCACGTTGCCGGTGGGGTTGGGCGTGTTGTTGGACTCGTAGATCGCGAATCCGGCCGCCCTCCCGACGTACGCCTCGCGCAGGCCCTGGTCGGTCCCGGCCTCGTTGGCCTTGATGAACCGCGGGTCGAGCAGCAGGGAGGCGTACATCTCGGGGGGCACGACAGTCCAGCGGCCCTGCTTGGGGACGTTGGCCTTGGTCAGCTTCGTCCGCAGGGGGACCAGGACCTTGTCGTAGGCGTCGGTCACGACTGTGTGGGTGTCGATCGGTGCGCCGGTCGTGCCGAGGGTGTTGGCCGTGACGACACCGGTGTACATGCCGGCGATGTACTGGTCGACCTGGTCGGCGAGCTTGTACGCGGCGCGGCTCATCGCCTCGGACATGACGTCGCCGGCGGCCTGCCGCTTGTCGACGTCATCGACCTTGAAGGCGAAGTACTTCTGCTGGTCGATGACCATCGTGCGCTGGGCGTCGGTCAGTTCCTCGGGCTCGACCGAGGTGAGGTTCGGCACGTAGTCGTTGACAGTCGGGTCGCCGACGGAGGTGATGCGCACGGTGTCGCCGGCGCCGGCGATGTCACCCTCGTAATCCCGGTTGATCATGCCTGGGCCGCCGTAGACAAGATCCTTGCGCCAGTTGACCAGGAGCGTCGCGCTCCAGATTTCCGGCTTGAAGCGGCGGATGGACACTGGGGTCCCCTCTCAGTGGTTACTCGTTCAGGTAGTCGCGGAGCTGGCCCTTTTCGCGGGCGGTGTTGATCTGCTCGGCGGTCATGGTCTTCAGGTCGTTCTTGCCGAGCTGCTTCACCGCGCCGGACCCCTTGCGGGCGCCGCCGTCTCCCGAGCCCTGGAATCGCTTGGCCGTTGCGGCGGCCAGGTAGGGCCGCTCCTTGATCAGGTCCTCGATCGCGGTGGCGACGTCGTCCTCATCGACCTCGCCGTCCTCGTCCACCTCGAACTGCGTGAGGTCGAGGAAGACCAGGGCGTCCGAGGGGTTGGCGAGCTTGCCCTTTGCTCCGGCCTTGACTTCGGACCGCACGATCCGCTGGTTGGCCTTGGTGGTCGCTTTCTGCTCGGCCTCGGTGCGGATGGCGTCCGCGTCGGTTTCGCCGGGCTTGGCCTTGAGCTGGTCCCGCTCGGCCTCGGCCTCCCGGCGCTTGCCGCGCTCGTCCTTCAGCTTGGCCTTCATGCGGTCGAGGGCCTGTTTGCCCTTGTCGCCGAGGTCTTCGGCACCGTCGTCGTCCGCGTCGGTGTCGTCGCCCTCTTCCTCTTCCTCTTCCTCTTCCTCCTCCTCTTCGTCGTCCTCGTCCTCGGTGGCGGCGCCGAGGACGGGCCAGACCGGGTACAGCTCGCCGGGGTCCTCGCCGGTGCGGGCCTTGCGCCAGCCGGCGGCGGGGATGCCCGTACGGGCGTGACGGGGCAGCGTCCTGGTGTTCATCTGTGCTCTCCCGTTGCGGGATCGGTGACCGCGCCTTGCGCGCGGTCAAGTCAGATAGCCGTAGCGGCGCAGCATCTCGATAACCGCTTCGGGCGTTTCGGCCTGCCGGTAGATCTCCTCCGGCAGCAGCCGCGGCGTGCGCAGCGTGAACGCGGGCAGGCCCTGCTGGACCTCGATCCGGTCCCGGGCGAACCGCAGTCCGGTCTGCTGCGAGGCCCGCGCCCGCTCGGCCCGGTAGAACGAGCCCCGGCGGGTCGTGCTGTCGCGGGTGGCCGCCAACCGCCGGCCGTTGGACGTCGCGGTGTAGACGCCGCGGCGCGCGTTGACCAGCGACGTGATGTCGCCGCCGTCCAGGATCGCCTGGGCGCCGGCAACGGTGAACAGCTTGTCCTGCTCGGCCCGGGACAGACTGCGGAAGTACTCGGCAGCGTCGGTGGTCCGCGGCGGGTTGATACCGCCCTCGGCGATCGGCACGTTGCGGCACTGGCAGCACGGATGCCGCAGGAACGCCGTGTCGATGTGGTACGTCCCGCCGGCGAGGACCGCGCACCGCGCGCAGCCCCGGCCGCCCATCACCCGCGTGTAGTTGCCCACCCTCGGCGAGGCGTGCATGCCCACGCCTTCACCGGCGCGGCCCGCGTCGCTGACCTCCGACGCCATGTACATCGACAGCAGATTGCCGCCCAGGTCGAGCGCGTCCCCGACGCCCATGCCCCGGCCGATGCCCTCCTTGGTGGTGATCAGCGTCCGCAGCATCAGCGTGTCCAGCGGGCGCCCGTCGGCCGCCCACCCCGCGAACGCCTCGGGCACGACCAGGCCCTGCGGCTGCGGGTCGACGCCCTGGGCGCGGATGGCCGCGTTGATGTAGTCGCTGGAGTCGGCGGCCGCCGCGGTCTGTCCTGCCACGAGCACGGCCACCAGGCGCGGGCTGACGCGACGCCAGGAGTCCGACAGGCCGGCCGGGTCGAGCGTCGCCCACTCGCGCAGGCCCGCCAGGACCGTGCGGCGCACGATGCGGTTCTGCCGCGCCCAGTGCAGCCCGGCCACGGTCATGACGTCCATTACTGCACCGGGACCGGGTCAGCCGGTGGGCCCGGGGGCGTTGGCTGGCCGGCCATGATGGCCGAGATCGGGTCGAGTTCCGCTTCGCGCTCGCGCATCAGCATCAGGTCGGCGACCTCGGTCGGCGTGAGCCCGTACCGGGCGGCCAGGAACTCGAACGGGAACCCGATCTGCTTCAGCTTCAGCAGCGAGTCGGTGAGCTGGGCGAGGCTGCGCGACTGCGTGTCCGCCCACAGCATGCTGCCACCGCGCAGCGCCTTGGCCTTGGCAGTCTCGGACCGGGCCAGCGCGATCAGCACGAAGACTTCCCGCAGCCCCTGCCCGTACCAGAGCTGCTTCTCCTCGGCCCGCTTGACCAGGCCGGTCTCGGCGGCGATCAGCGCGTCCCCGCTGAGGTTGGCCATCTTGCCGACCAGGTAGTGCTGCGGGGTGCGGGTCTGGGCGGCGATGTGCCCGACGGCCACCTCGATGACGTCGGTGAACGGGTTCAGTTCTGCGGCCGACCAGCTGTCGACATTCGCTTTCGGGTCCTCCAGCCACAGGATCCGGTCGTGGATGAACTTCCTGAGGTCGACCGGTTTCTCGCCGACCTTCTCTCCGTTGGCGTCCAGGATGGGGATCTTGGGGACCTCGGCGCCGAGGACGATCCGCTGCGCGAGCGAGGCGACGTCGGACGCGGTGAACAGCTGCATCCACAGCAGGTTGATGGCGTCCTGCATGGCGATCACGCCGGCCACGTCGGAGATCGGCTCCGAGGCCAGAAGCGGCCGGTTGGGCAGCTCGACCATGGGCACCATGCCCATGGGGTTCGGCTGTGGGTTCGGCTCTTCCTTGATCTCGCGCGGCGCCCAGTCGCGGACTATTTCGTCCGCCTCCGCCATGAGCGGCGGCTTGGGGTGCGCGCGGCTCAGCGGGCGGGCGAACTTCCAGACCTCATCCTTGAGGTACAGCGTCGCGTACTCGCGGAAGCCGTCCTGCCACGCTTTCAGGGCTGCTCGCCGTTTCCGCCGTGAGCCGGGCTCGTACTGGACGATCGCCGACGACGCGTCCTCGAAGGTGACGCACGGGGTGTCGTCGTCGTCCGGGTCGCCCCACACCAGCACGAAGCACCGGCCCGCGTTGCCCGCGCCGAGGAAACCGAGCTGGCTGTCGGCGTCCAGGCCGTTGCGCTGCCACACTCCCCATAGGTCGGCGTCGGGCTTCTCGGTGCCCACGGCCTTGACCCCGTTCACCGTCAGCCGCTCCACTGGGCTGTCGGCCACCGGCTGGACCCAGTTGTCCGAGAACCCCTTGTAGCGCTCTTCGGTGTACTTCCGGAACTCGTCCGACGCGAACCGCAGCGGATGCAAGCCCCGGTAGTAACGGTCATGCAGCAGCGCCGGACCGGCCCGCACGTTCAACTCGGCAACGAGGGTGTCCACCAGGCGTCGCGCCTGCGCTTCCGTGATCACGCCGACCCCCTCTCATGCCGTGTAGGCGTAGTACCTCTTCGGCGGCGCGGCCAGGCCGGCGGCGATGGCGTCGCCGGCGGCCTCGTGGGCGAGGATGCTGGACACAGCGGCGTCGATCTTCTGCGTCGGACCGGCCTTGCGGAGCACGTAGCGGTTGGCCGGCCGGGCGGCTTTGCGGGCGTTGCCGACGTTGACAGCGGTGAGCGGGCACCCGTCGTGCTGGAACGTCGCGTCCGCCTTGGTGACGTCGGTGACAAGCCGCTCGGCGGCGGCGTGCATCTGCGAGACGCGGTTGGTGTACCAGCGCACCACTCGGTCCCCGTAGCGTTCGGCCCAGACGTCGACTTCGGTCTCCCAGTACGGCGGGTCCGCGTACAGCCGGACCACGTCGTACGCGGCGAACACGTCGCGGATCGCAGTGTCGACCTCCAGCCGTGGGACCTGGCCGTCCCACTCGGCCGGATCCCAGATCGTCGGCCGCTTGTCCGGCCCGTACGTCGGCGTGAACTGGTAGCCGTCGAGCGTCTCTGCCCGCAGCGCGGTCCAGTCGTCCATGTCCGAGCCGTCGAACCCGAGGACGATCCGCAGCCGCCCGGAGATGGCCCGCCGTGCGGCTCTGGTGTCCCATACGGCTCGCTCGATCCATGTGCCCGTGCCGGCGGTCACGCGGTTGCCGAAGAACCGCTCGGCCTGCGCGACGTCCTTCTCGGCGATCTCGGCTGCCTCGGCCTCGATGGCATCGAGGTCGACCCAGCCGCGGCGCCCGGCGCTGTCGCCGTACACGACCCGGTGGATCTTGCGCCGGTCCCGCTTGAGCTTGTAGTTCAGGCGCGGGTCTGCGAGCCGGTGATCCCGGTAGACGTCCTTTACCCGGGACTCGGCCGTACGCTGCGCGACCGAGTCCTCACTCGGGTCCCACGCGTTGGTCGTCTCGATGCTGCGGCCGCCCATGCCGGCCAGGCCGCGGCGCTGCGTCTCGGCGACCTGGACCATGCCGGACGCCACGGTCCACAGCCCTGTCTCGTCCTGCACCACGAACGTGACGCGTTGGCCCAGGCGGGTACGGGCCCGGCTGGTCACCGGGTCGATCCGGCCGCCGCCGGGCAGGTTGATCCGGGTGTCCCCGGTGTCCGGGATGACGTCGGCGAGCGGTCCCAGCTCGATCATCGGCTGCAGCGCGGCGTAGACGTTGGCCGTCTGGTCCTCGCTGTTGGCCGCGATCTGGATCAGCGGAGTCGGCCACGGCCGGCCGACCGGCTCCCCGGCCGAGTCCCACCCGTCGAACAGGACCGGGCCGTCCGCCTCCGCGCAGATGATCGCAGCGGAGAACGGGCCCTTCCCCCACTTCTGCGGGCGCACCAGCTGGGCGCGGCGGTAGGCGAACGCCGGAGCGCGCTGCCCCGGCCGGGCGTCCGGCCGCAGCCGGTAGAAGTGGGCGAGGAACGTCCACATCTCGTCCGTCAGCCGGTACGGCTCACCTGCGTGGTCGCCGTCCGGGATGACGCAGAAGTCCTCGATCCACTCGCCGACCGTCCAGCCCAGGGTGGGGAACTCGCCGCGGTACTCAGCCCCCCGCCACATCGGGGTCGACCACCTTCAGCCGGCGGCGAGCCGCTGGCGCCGCCCGCCGGCCGCGGTCCTCCCGCTGCTCGCCGACCTCGTCCTCGGCGACCTCCCAGCGCAGCCGCAGCATCGCCAGCGGCGTCAGGCCGAGGCGGTCGCCCCGCTGCCTGGCCTCCTTCGCCGCGTCCAGGTCGCCCTGCTCCGCCCGCGCTTCCCACCGGACGTACTGTGCGACCTCCCGCGTCCAGCCCAGGCGCTCCCACGCCACGGCCTGCGGGGTGGCCCACAGCTCGGCCCACAGCTCGGCCTCTACCCGCCGTTGGGCGTCCAGCTGGGCGGTGAGGATGTTGACCGCGGTCTGCGCGGTGTCGAGCTTCTTCTTCGCCGCGGTCCGCTGCCGGGGCGTCAGCGTGGGTTCCATGAGCCGGATCTCCAGATCGTCGGCCTGCCGCTGCGCTGTGTCGCGCCGGGCGAGGGTCACGACGTCATCGAGCAGCGGCCACTTCGGGGTCTCACCCGTCCGTCCGGTCGCCGGCAGCTTCGTCATGGCGATGGAGGCGTTGCGCCGCCGTCGCTCACTGGCCGGCTTCGGTGCCGGTCCCACTCCGCCCATAGTGATCACGCTCCTGGTGTGCCGTTGCGGCACGTCAGTGGGCCCGCCGTTGCGGCCGACCCGGGGTCACGCAGCGTCATCTGACGCGCGGTCCGAGGACTCCCAGACCCGTACACACAGCGAGCGCCCTCCCCGGCGGTACTGCGGCCAAGCGGCCGAGGGGGTCACCCCCCAGGGTCTGGTGACAGCCAGCGACGATCAGGAGCCGTCGGCTCGCCGGCCGGCCGGGCTCAATCGAGCGGTGGCTGTCCGATGACGCAGCGACGGATGAAGTCAAGGCAGTCGGCTTCGCTGTAGAAGGCGACGCCAGACAGGGAGTTGCACCCGACGTCGATCTGAAGGGTCGCGATCCAGGGTGCGTCAGGTGCGAACGGGTTGATCTCGGGGTCGGCCTCGTGCTCAGCCCACCATCCGGTACGCGTCGTCATGCGTTCCAGCCTCCGGGCTGCTCGGGCGTGGTCGGTCCGTCCAGCGCGGCGCGGACATGCTTAAGCGGACAGCCCTCGTCGCAGGTCACGTCCTCGCAGACCGGGCAGGTGCCGCGCTCCCAGTACAGCTCGGCGTTCTCGGCTGCTTCGAGCAACATCCGGCGGTCACGGTCCTCGCGCATCCACCGTGAGGCGACGCGCAGAGTGGCCGCGACAGTGGCGACCTCGGGGGGTGGAGTGCTCATGCGTTCCATCCTCCCGGCTGCTCGGCTGCGGTGTGCTTGCTGTGGCACGGGCCGCACAGGCCGCGGCCGTGCTGCGGGTCGTCGGGGTCGAGGCCCTGCTGCACGAGCTGGCGCCGGTCGAGCGGCCAGTGGTCGGCGTGGAGGCTCTCGCGGATGCAGCGCCCGCTGCCTGTGCGCAGGCAGCTCGTGCACCCGGGGCAGGTGCAGACGGGATCGCGTCGCAGGACACCAGGCCGGAAGCGCTGCCGGTGCTCGCGTCCGTACCCGCGCTGCTGTGCTGTGCCCCGTGCTGCTTCGGCCTCGGCCCGGTGCTGGGTGCAGCGGCCCGAGTCCGTGAGGGTGGGACAGCCGGGCACGCTGCAGACGGTCTTGGCCCGGCGTCTGGCCATCAGCGCGGGAGCGGGTGGTCCGTAGCCCAGCGGGCGAACGCAGTGCTCATGCTCCGACTGCGGGGGCCGGCATCGGGCAGCGTCCTGGTGGACATAGCGCTGACGATCACGTCGAGGGCCTGGCGCGCCGCGGCGGGGTCGAGCTCCATCTCTGCTGCCAGCTGGGCCAGTTGATCCTGCGATACGTCCACGCTGATCACGCCTCCGGTCCTACGGTGTTGGCTCTACGAGAGGGGGTGCAGCATGCGCAGTGATGCTGCTGCAGGAGTGTTCGTGGCCGCGCTGGTGCTGGGCGTGGTGAGCATGGCCGAGGGCTGGAAGCTGGTCGCCGTGCTCGCCGGGGCGGTGATGGTCGGCGTGCTGGTGGCGACGGCTCGTCAGCGCCGTACCGGGCCGGATCCTGAGGTGACGATCCGTCCCGGTGATGAGCGGGCGTGGCGTCGGCGCGATTAGGTCAGACGCGGGGCGGCCAGGTCCAGCGGTAGGCCTTGTTGGGGTCGTCCTCGGCGACGGGCAGGGTCTCGGCGTAGGTGGCCGAGGTCCAGCGCAGGACGACTAGGTCGCCGCCGTCAGGGAACACGGTGAGGTTGACGATGGTGTCGGACCAGACGCGGGTGATGACGGCCGGAGCGACGTCGCTTCCGTTGTTGGCCGCCGGGTCCATGCCCACCAGGACAGTGCGGCCGAGGCTCGGGCGCTGCGGCTCGCTGACGAGCAGGGTGGAGAAGGCAGTGTCCTGGTCCTCGGCCTCCTGGGCGGCGTCGGCCAGGTAGGCGACGATCTCGTTGGCAACTGCACGCCAGGCGTTCTGGATGGTGTCGCCGAGGGCTTCCCACATGGGCATGGGGTGGCCGTCGTGGGTGCGGAAGCTGACGGCGCGGCCGTACGCGGCGTACGCGTTGGGTCCGAGGTCAGTGGAGTCGTCAACGGGCACGGTGTGCCTTTCTGGTGGTGGAGGTGCCGGAGGCCCGCACCTGGTGGGTACGGGCCTCCGGTCCGGGGCGCGACTCCCGGTACGGCGCACCGGTAGTCAGTTGGTGCCGATGCCGATGCCGACCAGACGCAGGGCCCGGGATCGGGTGGCCAGTTCGGCTTTGGCGACATCGCCGAGGGTGAAGACCTGCAGGCCGTCGGCGTTGATGCCGGTGGCTGCGAGGTGGCCGCGGTTGACCCAATTGCGGATGGCCTGCTCGCCGCAGCCGGCGGCGTCTGCGGAGAGAGCGGCGCGGACCCGGTTGACGTACGCGGCGGCCTCGGCCGCAGTGAACCAGGTGGTGGTCACGATCACCCCCGGAAACACGCATCCCCCCAGGTCAACCGGGGGGAGTGGGCACAAATGTGGCGCTGATAGCGAGTATTCGCTACGAACGATCAGTTGTCCAGCAGGCGGTCAGGCCGCCTGTGCCAGGCGCTCCCGGCCGGTCTGCGCGATGGCGCTGGAGTCCTCGATGCCGATGAAGTCGAGGCCTTCCTGCAGAGCGGCCACGCCGGTGGTGCAGGAGCCGGCGAACGGATCCAGGACGGTCCCGCCGGCGGGGGCGATCCGGACGAGCTGCCGCATGACCTCGAGGGGTTTCTGGGTGATGTGGACGCGCTCTTTGCCACGGGGCTGGGACCCTTCCAGCATGCCGGGCAGGTACACGGTCGGTGTGTGGCGCAGCGGTTCGCCGTTGCTGGCCCACAGGACATATTCGCACTCGCGTTTGAATCCGTCTTTCTGGGGGCGGGCGATGGGTTTGCGCCAGGGGATGATGCCGCGCCAGGTCCAGCCGCCGGCCTGCAGCGCGTCCGAGGTGGCCGGGAGTTGGGCCCAGTCGGTGAAGGTCAGGACGGAGGCGCCCGGGCGGGCGACCCGCAGGCACTGCGCCATGATCAGCGACAGCCAGTAGGTGTACGCGCGCTGATCGCGGCAGTCCCCGACGAAGTCGGCGAGCAGGTGCTGGGCATCGCCGGAGACGTACTTGTCGCGGGCGCTCTGGGCGCGGCGCTGGGTGTTGGTGCGGCCGCCGCTGTTGTAGGGCGGGTCGCAGACCACGGCGTCGACCGCGGCCGCGGGCAGCGTGGGCAGGATGGTCAGGGCGTCGCCCTGGTGCAGCGTCCAGTCGGGCATGGGTGGCCTCCGGGTCGCAGGTCGCACGCTGGGTCGGCGTGATCATCCGAGCATGAGTTCGAATCCCGGGAATGTCCACCAAATGATCTAGACATCCGTACGCCAGGGCCGTTCTGGGCATGGCGACGGCCCGCCGGGAGTACCCCGGCGGGCCGTTGGTGAGCGATCGGTGCTTACTGTGCCACGGGGGTCTGACAGCGTCAGTCGGCGCGGTATTGGAGCCAGTCTTCCCAGGGGCGGGGCCAGCGGTGTACTACGCGGCCGATGATCCGCTCGACTGTCTTGGTGGTGTCGTCGCCGCGGCCGATCTTCCAGAGCAGGCTGCTGACCATGTAGCTGCTGCCGTAGATCGCCACTGGGGTGTCGTCTTCGGCCGGCAGCTGGGTGGGCAGGAGGTTCAGGCACCAGCCGCCGAGAGCCTGCTCGGTCGTCCATTCGCCGCGCGGAGGGAAGAGGCGGCGCAGCTCGCCGGAGGTGGTGGCCATGTAGCCGCGGGCCGGACCCGCGATCCGGTTGCGGAAGTCGGCCTGCTGGTCCCCAGTGACGATCATCCGTCCCGAGCGGCGGCCGTACGGGCTGGCGGGGCCGGCCGCGTCGCCCGCGTCCTCCAGCGCTGTCGCAGAGGCTATGAGGTCTGCGACCTGGCCGGTGCGGCCTGCGGCCACCAGGTGTGCGAGCTGGACGACGTGGGCCACCAGGTCCTCGCCGGTGGGTAACGGGGGGGTCGTCACGTGTCAGTGTCCTCTCGGGTCTGCGGGCGCGGTCGGTACGACAACGCTGAGATAGGCGCGGGTGCCGTCTCCGTACCGGCTGCCGCGGTAGCTGACGGAGCCGCAGGCGACGGCCGCCTGCAGGGCGGTGACGAGCGCGCGTACGGCGTCGTCCGGACCGAGCAGGCGGACGTCGACGGGGACGGGTACGGGCGCAGGAACCGCGGGTTGGGCGGGCATCGGTTCTTCCTCTCGCCGGTGTTCAGTCGCGGTGGGGCTGAGGCGTTTATCTTCATCCCGCCCCGGAGCGGGGCGGGGCAGGATGGCTGAGATGTCAACTTTCTGTCAGGTTCCGGTGCGTCTCCAAGGCGGGGGCCTGGCGGATCGCCATCGCAGCCAGTTCGGGCATCACCGTGGCGGCCGCGGTGATTTCGGGCATGACGGCGGCGGCGTGCGCGGCGTACTCGTCTGGGTCGGTCTTCTGGCCGCAGGCCTCGCACTTCACGTCCCACTCGCCGTCGGTGTGGACCACGGCGAAGGCGTCGCAGGCCGGGCAGGGGGCGAGGCGGTGGTGGGTGTGGGGCTGGGTGCCGGTGATGGCGCGGACGCGGTGCAGCATGTCGTCCAGTGCGTCGTGCAGTTCGCGGACCCAGTACAGGTCAGCGGCGTACGGGAGGTATCGGACGAGCCAGCGGGACCAGGCGGCGATATCGGTGCCGCGGCGGCTCACCGCCTGGTCGGCGCCTCCGTAGGGCTCCAGGTACTGGGTGCCGCTGCGCACGTGGCGCGCCGGGAATGCCATGGCGAGCCGGTCCGCCCAGTACCGCAGCAGCGGCAGCAGCGGGATGTCGCCGGCCTGCGTGCTGTACGGGGCGGACCGTACCGAGCCGGGGCCGAGCAGGTCCAGGACTCTGCCGTCCGCCGGCAGCGGGGCGTGGGCGAGGCCGCCGAACCGCGTGCCGGTCGGCGGGCCGCTGCTGCCGGGTACCAGGGCCTGGCGCAGCAGGGGCAGTTCGCGGTCGGCCAGGGTGTTGAGGGCGTACCGCATCCGGTGCGTGCAGCGCTGGCAGGCGTACCCGCCGGCGTCGTCCGGCAGCGCCCGGGGGCAGATCGAGCAGGCGGTCATGGCGGCGCGGGTCCCATCGGGTGCTGTGACGGCGGGTCAGGCGTAGAGGCCGGTGCCGGGCGGCGGCGGGCTCTCGCCGGCGTCGGCCTGGTCGGCGAGTTGGCCGGCGCGGGTGGCGAGCGCGCGGTAGATCGCGCGCTCGCGCGGGTCGGCCACCGCATCGGTGGCGACTTCCACGGTGGTCCCGGTGCTGGTGATGTAGAGCAGGGCCGGGCGCTGGCGGCGCGTCATGAGCCGGTCCCGGTGGTGGAGACGGGCGTTGGCCACGGGCGGCCCCCGACGATGCGGGTGCGGACGTCGGGCCGGGTGCCGCGGTCGTAGTGGCCGTAGTCCCAGGCGTAGCCGTACCCGTCGGCGAGCAGTTGCACGGCGGCCGCGATGGCTTCCTGCGGGGTGTGGCCGGCCGAGGTGAGCACGGCCAGGTCGCCGCGCAGGTCGGTGGTGAGCGTCACGGTGAGCTGGTCCGCGCTGGGGTCGGGCGCGGGTGGTGCGCCGGGTGGCGCGGGCTCGGCGTGGGTGTGCGCCGGCGGTGCGTCGCCGGGTGCGCCGTCGGCCGCCGGGCGATCGTCCGTGGCGAACTGGTTGCGCCAGCGGCGCACGGTGTCGCGGCTGGGTGTGCCGGGGTGGCGCGCGATGGCGCGGTTGCTCCAGCCCTGGGCGATCAGATCGCGCACGGTGGCGCGCTGCCCGTCGCGCGCCGGCGCGGTAGGTGGCGCAGTGTCTGTGGTCACGTCGGTCCCATCGGGGTGCTGTGCGGGCGTAGGTGGACGATCAGCGGCGGCACGGTTGGGTCGGGCACGAAGGGCAGAGCGAGCAGGCCGCGGCCGCCGTCCAGGACGGTGCGGACGTCCGGCCCGGGCGCCGCGCCGTCCAGGACCTGGCGGAACACCGCGAGGAACCCGAGGAGCGTCGCGGGCTCGGCGGCTATCTCCTCGATGGGCTCGCCGCGGATGATGACCAGGCGCACGGCTAGCCGCCTGCCGGTTCGGTGGGGTAGGCGCGAATGTCCAGGGCGGGGCCGTCCCAAGTGGGGGGCTCGACCCACAGCCAGTGCTCGCCGGTGCTCACCTCGTGGGCCGAGATGTGTTCGATGACGGTGTCGAGAGCGTCGGCCCAGGGCGTGAGCCGGGTGAGGGCCTGGGCGGTGGTGAGGCCGTGGAGCGCGGCGGTGGTGCCGTGGTCCCACTGCCACGGCAGGAGGTCGCCCAGGTCCGTCTCCAGCTGCTCGATCGCGGGCAGGCTGCTGATCTGCTCGCGGGTGTCCGTGGTGATGACTTCGGCGCGGTGTCTGCCGACGGCGTCCTCGGCCCAGCTGCGGTCGGTGTACGTCATGGGTCCGGTCCAGCCGCACGAGCACCCGGCGGTCCACTGGCCTGCGTCGTCGCCCAGGGGCATGATCAGACGGGTGTGGCCGGGCAGTTGGAGCCTGGCGGTGGCTGGACGTCGGACGCGCACCCGGCGGTGACGGGTGATGTTGCGGGTGAGCAGCGGCAGGTCCACCGGCGGGCCCTGCTCCCACGGGGCGGGACCGGGGTCCGGCACCTGGTAGGGCACGGCCGGGTCGTACCCGCCGATCGTCCAGGTCCGGTGGCGGCGCGTTATCTCGGTGACGACCACGAGGCCGCGGGTGTGGTCCACGACGTCGCCGAGCGCGATGTGGTCGACCGGCACGGCGATGGTGGCGTAGCCGCGGGCGGGGCTGTAGCGGGCGGCGAGGTCGCACATCGGGATCGGCGGGGCGGGCGGGACGTGCCAGGGGTCGGCCGGGGCGGTGGCCTGCGGCGGGGTGTGCGCGTCGGTGATGAGCGGCTCGGGCGTGGCAGTGTCGGGCATGGTCAGCTCTCCGGGGTGGTGTCGGGCTGGCGGTTCGCGGGGTCAGTGGTCTGCCAGCCGGTGCCGGGCTCACCGACGCGGAGCAGGTAGTGCTCGGTGTCATCCGAGCTCTCGATCTCCTCCACGGTCACGCCCGTGTCGCGGGCCGCGTCGAGGAACTCATCGCCGTTCTCGGCATAGACGGTGACCAGCCATGTCTCGCCGCCGCGCGGGTTGTCGCGGCCGTCGAGCCAGTTGGCGAACGCGCCGGTGCGGCTCCACATGTCCATCTTGGGTCCGGCTTCGGCGGTCACGAGGAAGCGGTGCACGGTCATCAGGTCAGACCTCCGGGGTGCTGTCGGGCATGGTCAGGTCGAAGGAGAGCTGGCCGTGGCTGGGTGGGGTGAGGTCGCGTTGGCCGCGGCGGCAGACGGGGCCGAGGCCGAGCGCGCGGGACGCGGGTTCGTACAGCGGGTGTTTGCAGTCGTCGCACAGCACTTCGGTGTCGTCGAACGCGGCGCTGGGGTTGCCGGCCATCAGAACGGCGGCTCGTCGGAGAAGCCCTGACGGCTTGCGCGGCGGTCGGCGATGGCCGCGAGCCGGCGGGGCAGGCGCAGCAGGGTGCGGTGCCAGCTGGTCCAGCAGTCGCACCGGATGTCGTGCTCGCCGGCGTACTCGCCGTCCTCGCCTCCGTAGGGCTCTTCCCAGCCGCCTTCGCCGGCGCAGTACGGGCAGCTCGGGCGGGGCGTGTCGGTGATGATCAGCGCGGGGCGGGGCCAGGTCTGGTACGAGAGCCGTATCCGCGGGCCGGCGGAGATGCGGGTGATGAGGACCCAGGCGCCCAGGCCGGCCAGCGGCGCGCAGATCATCACCACCGCGGCGACGGCCGGCACGGGCCAGGTGCTGGTGACGGCCCAGATGCCGGTCACCACGGCGGCGAGGCCGAGGATGACGGCGGCCCAGCCGGCCGGGGCGATGGTCAGGTCATCGGGCTGGCGGTGGTTCATCGGGTGGGGTGTCCGTCCTGGGGTCTGAGGGGGTGGGCGGTGATGTGCCAGCCGTGGGCGAGCAGGGCGCTGGCGGCGTGCTGGGCAGCGGAGGCGGGGTCGGTGATGCCCGCGGCCGCTGCCTCGGCGAGGGCATCGCGAAGAATTCGCACCGCGGCGGCGGGGATCGTGCGGGTCACCGCGGCCGCCAGGCGCCGGGGCGGCGTATGGGGCGCGGGGTGCGGCGCGGCAGGCGGGGCGGCGGGGCCGTGCAGGTGGCGGCGTGGGGCATGCCGATCCACTCGCCGCCGTCCAGCTGTGCCCGGTCCTGGGTGATCGCGCGGGATCGGAGCGTGCGGGTGACGTCCATGCGCACGGCCTGGTTACCGGCCGGGTCCGGATCTGCGTTGATCGCCATCCGCGCGTGCTTGGCGGTGATCGTCCACACGATCTCGGCACCGCAGCGTGGGCAGGTGGTCCGATCGGAGGCGGCACTGGGCATCGGATCTCTCGTCTCGTCAGGCGGTGCCGGCCGCACGGTGGTTGCGCGCGGGTTCGGCGGCGGGCAGGGGCGGCCGGTAGCGGCCGGGATCGGCGTCCAGGGCGGCGAGGACGTACGCGGTGGGGTCCGGGAGGTCGAGGTGGTCAGTCATCTGCACGGCCGTTGTGGCGGCCAGGCGCACGGGCACAGGGGTGCCGTACAGCGCGGTCATGTGCGCCGCGATCAGGGCGTGATCGAGCGGCGCGGGGTCCTGGACGGACATCAGTAACGGGGCCTGGCCGACGCGTCCGCCGCCCTTGCCCCCGCCGTCGATGGCGTGCAGATCCGGCGGGGAGGAATCGTCGTTGCCGACCACCTCGCGCGCGCCGACCTGTGGCTGAGCTACAGGCCAAACCATGTCTGTGTCTGTGGGTGGGTCTACTGGGATGTGTACCCCCCCGTCGGGTCCGCTGTCCGGACCGCGTTCCGCAACG